AGCCCCTGCGGAGGTCGCTGCTGAAGCCGCCTCTGATGTGGTTGCCGAAGATGCTGCCGCTACTTCTCTGGAGGAAGTCGCTGCCATCGCCAAGTCGGCGCTCGATGCAGCCATCGCTGCGCAACAGGAGGTTGTTGCGGTCAAGTCCGCTATGACCGAACTGTCTGCAGAGAAGGCCAAGGTCGAGGGAGAACTTGCTAAGGCTCTGGATCTCGTTGGTCGTTTGATCAACGTCCCAATGGGCCGAAAGCAGGTAGCAATCAACACGGAAAAGTCCACGAACGGTGAGAAAGCCCCATGGCTGGACCCGTTCATTGCGCGTCTTCTTGACGCTAAGGAGTAATTAAAATGAGCGACGCACTTCGCGAGAAGCTGCAGGACGTTCAGAAGGGCCTTGAGTCCCTGAACGACACCGCAATCGTCGGCCGCACGGGCGGATCTGACGATCTCGACGTCGCTGAGGCTTATGCTGTTCAGCGCGAACTTCGCAAGAAGTTCTCAAAGATGAACAAGGCTGAGCTCAGCGAGGCTCTTGACATTCAGGCTGGTCGTGAGACGGGGAAGCAGGCTTCGGCTGATGTCCTTAACCGCCTTGCAGCGGCCAACCCACAGATCACCAAGTTGCTTGACAGCAGCAATGGTGCGGCTCTTATCCGCCAGGACCTTGAGCCAATCCTTTACTCGCTGTTCGTAAAGCGGTTCCCATTCTGGGAGCGCATCCGCAAGGAGCCTGCAAACGGCCTCGTGCACGCGTTCAACCAGCAGACCGCCTACGGCGACGCGGTGTTCCAGACCGAGACCGGCACGGTCACGGACGATAACAACACCTATAGCCGACAGACCACGAACATCGCCGTTCTGGCGACCCGCCGTGGTATCACGTTGAAGCAGCAGTTCGCCCTTTCGGGCGGCGGCTCGCCTTACAACGGCCTTTCGGCTGAGCTTGCCGGTGGCGTGGACGCCATCGCCCACAAGCTTCAGAAGACCCTGTTCCAGGGCAACGCCACGGTTACCTCGGGTGCCGGCGCGACCACCGAGCTCGGCGCGTATGACGCGAACGGGTTTGACGGTCTCCGCAAGCTTCTCGGGACAGCCGCTGGTCAGGGCGTGATCGCGACGAAGGGCACTGCTGCCTACCTCGCCACGATCAACAGCGCTGTTGCCTCGGTGCTTGACAACGGTGGTAACCCATCGGCGATCCTTTGCTCGCCGACGGACTACGCTGGTCTTGTTAACGAGCTGACGAACCTTGTCCGCTACAACGCTCCTGCGCAGGCCGATCAGGCTGCAGGCGCGACGTTCGGCTCGGTTGTGACGGCCGCTGGCGCGCTCCCAATCCTTGCGGTTGCGGGCGACTCCATTGGTTCGTACACGGTCACCTCGCCAACGACCGCAAACTACCGCGATATGTACATCGTGGACGAGGATTCGTGGAGCATGCCGTTCCTTGGAGCGGACAGCATCACGACCCTCGAGATCCCAGTCGGGGTCAACGGTGCCCTTTCGCGCCTCTACATCATGTATGTGATGACGGGTCTCGCGAACAAGGCTCCGCAGTTCAACGCGAAGGTTCGCGTAACGGTCTAATCGTCAACTGACGATTGATCTGGGAAGGGGTCGGGCGAAAGCCCGGCCCCTTTCTGTTACCATCGGAATATGGACGACAAAGGATACGAACTAGCCAAGAAGATTGCTAGGCAGGCGGCAGCAAACTATGACCCGTTTGAAAAGGTCCAAGTTGCTGGTCCGTTTGAGGGGAATGTCATCTTTTCAGATGGCAGTAGTTACCACTTCAAAGATGGGCTTGCAATGGTCCATCGCAAAAACCTCAATGAGGCGTTTAACCTTGGTTGTCGCCGCCTTCGCTCTCGTCGCCGTCAGGGTATTTGACGCTTACTGGCTGCAGTGCAGCTGCATCCCATGTGAAGTTAGTTACGCCATAGTGCCGCGTAATAGCGTCAACCTTGAGCCAAATCTCACCGCCAGCAGCGCGCCAGTCGTTGCAGAACATGTAGTCCTCACCAATGAAGAAACCCTCTTCATCTAGGGCATATCGGAAGTATTCAAAAGTTTGAATCGGAGCTGCCTTCTTGGGATCTTTGGCTTCCATGTCTGGCTCTAGGTATGCCCTGCCTGGGAACGCCTCCTGGAACTTCTCAAAGACAGATCGGTGCAGGACGATGCATCCCGTACCGACTTTCTGCGCCCGCACAAGATTGAGATCCCTAGCAATCTGGTCAAGGTTCTCGGTGGAGTCCTCGCCAACGATGAAGTTTGGTGGGCAGAAATACGAGGAGAGGAAATGTGACGGGGCATCCGGACCAGCGGCAAGAGTAAACTGCTGCAGGCGGTCATAATTCATTGCACGCTTAGAGCATGGGATTGCCACAAACTGCTTGCCGCTAAGTACGGCAGCAAGGATATCTTTGGCATCAACCTCAATATCGCCATCAAGCATGACAAGGAAGTCATAACCAGTTGCCATGAATTGCTGAACAATGCGATTTCTGGCAAGGGGAAGGATAGAATTTCCCCAGACCACTCGCCAGCCAAACTTTAAGCCAAACTTAGAGCACGCTCGCTGAATGTCAAGAACACTCTTGGTGTATCCCCATGACATACTGCCATCTAGTGATGGTGTAGAAACCCATACTTTTGGCAAGTCTTGATTCTGTACGCCCTGCTCTTCGGCGATCTGCCGTGCTCGGTTCTCTCGTGCCTTCTTACCCATAGGACCTCCCTTGCGGCAAAGTATAGCACACCCGTAGATCATGGGTGGGTAGACTAATGGGGCGATTTTAGCGACAATCTAGGCATGATCCGAGTACAAATTCCCGTTCCAGACATTGCCACCCAGATCGCATCTTATAACAAGATTGAGATTGGCAGGGCAAGCACAAAGGCCGATGCTGACGCCCGTACCGGAACATGGGCAAGCCTCGGTCAAGTAGTCACGCTTGTCCCTCTGGTCAGCAAGTACCAGTACGACGACGATGGGGCGGCTGAGGGGTATTTTCATACATACCGACTCATCAACAGCTCAACCAGCGCAGCCACATCATGGACGACGGTGCGGGGCAAAACCCTTGGGTATTTGACTGCCGAGGAATTTAGGGACTACCAACTTGGCGACCTCACCGACTCCACTGGCGCGGATCTCCCAGACTCAACGCTAGACGCCTTTATCGGTACTGCATCGCGCATCGTTGATTCTTATGTTGGATATTCATTCCAATACCGCCAGACGACGGAGCGCCATTCTTGGCAGCAGAAGACCCGCCGTGTTTACCCTCGAGAGAAGCCAATTGTTGCCGTAAGCGCATTCAAGGTATACGTCAGCAACCAGCAGAATGCAGCTTTCACAGTCAATGATATTTATGTCAATCCTGACCGTGGGTATGTGGAGATCACGAGCCTTGCAAACGTGACCTACTCGCTATTCCCAGCGATTGTTGCCCTTGGGCTGATTGAGCCTGTGGCTGAGATCACCTATACCCACGGTTACCAATATGCCCCGACCGACGTCAAGGATGCAGTTGCGCTAACTGCCGTGGATCTGATTGCCCGCGACAGCCTCGCCAAGCAGGGTCTCAATGGGCTATCGCGCCTACGCGTTGGCGAGATGGAAATGTATTCTGATAAGCCGGCTAGCGGTGCAAGCGTGCTGCAGATTCCTTCTGCCGCATGCACGATCCTTGATCCGTACCGGTTCATCTCGGTGCGCTAATGGCGCTACCGGGTTTTGTAACCAACATCACGCTGACGCGAGAGGGTCAGACTGGTCACGCCGCAGATGGCACCCCAACAGTAACTACAAGCACGGTATGGACGAAGAAGGGTCACTACCAGCAGCAGCAGGGATCTGATTACCAGAGCGGAACCGGCCCATTTGAGAAGCAGGTATATCGGTTCTGGCTTCCATTTTTAACTGGAACTGATCGCCCTGGGCAGACCGATACCCTTACAGCCGATGGATATACATACACCGTCATCGGCATTGAGCAGGAAAGCCTAAAGCATCATCTGATCGTGAGGGCTGAGCGGGTAGAGCGCTAATGGCACAGGTAACGATTGGTAAGGGCAGTCGCAGCGGTCTGGGTGGTATCAACGAGGCTTTGAGCGGATTGCGCGCCCTTGCCAAGGCGGTAGACACCAAGACCGCAAGACGAGAACTACTAAAGCAGCAGGGCAAGGGTCTGGAGATGATGCGGTCTGCAGTCTACGGACGAAAGTACGGAACGAGCCTTGCTACCATTTTCAGGAAAACACGCCCAAGAACGAAAGACAACAAGCGAAGTGTTGCTGGATTTGGTTTAGGAACGCCCGTCAAGACTGGGCGCCTACAGAAATCCCTTATAGCTTTTGGGGCTCCGTTTAGCATTTATAGCGAGCAGGTCCATAAGGATGGATCTATTCGCGTTGTTTATGGCGGAGATCCAATTGACGAATACAGCGGTAAGCCGTACTTCCGCTACCCAGAAGAGATGTATGGATTCTTTGCCGAGGGAATTGAGCAGTTCCAACGCGGTAGAGCGCTCAAAATGCTTGGGGAGGACCTTGCCTACCTATACGGCAAGGCCCTCCACAAGTACATTTCAGATAGCGTTAAGCGGGCTCGCTAAGGCAGGGAAGCACCCGAAGGTCATCCCAGCCTCGATTACTAATCGTAAAAGTCACCAGACCAGGTGCGGACTGCACGCCAGCCGTTTCCGTGAACCACTGCGAGCCACCGTCCAAAGACGGAGCCTGAATGTGCGTTCGGATTCCTTCCGTAAGGACGGAGAGGTGGTGATAGTGCCCCGTGACCAGAATCGTGGCGTCTGCCACCCTCTGCATCCCATAGGCCTGATCCTTCCACCAAGCCTTGATCTTCGCTGCTGACACGGCTCCACCCCTGCGGGCTTGATGCCCGTGGGCAAGTCCAAGGATCGTTCCGTGGACATCAATGGTAAGTGTCAGTTCATCCTGCGGGAGGAAGAACGACACATGCCCATAGACCTCAGGGTTTGCAGCGCAAATCTCGGCAACCTGTTCAACGACAGCAACATCGTCGTTGTCGCTAAAGGTCGTGTATGCCTTTCCGGCGCGGCGATTCTCACCATGATTTCCCGGTACCGCAGCAACGATGACCTTAGGGGCAAACTTGGCCCATGAGGTAATCGCCTTGACTAGAAGCCTGCGGACAACCTTGACCTGCTCTCGCCGATCCAGATCGTTCTGATAGGTCTGCATTGCGTAGTGACCATCACAAGACTCAATCAGATCTCCGAGGCCAAGGACGACAAGGCGGTCAAGCTTTCTGCCAGTCTTGGTGAGCTCCTTCCATCGGTGCTCAACCTCGTCAATGCCAGCAAGGAACCTGCGGACAATGCCCTCAGATCCACCGCCTTCGCCCTTGCCAACCTGTAGGTCGGAGATAGCAACCACGAGTGCGGTATCGCCCTCAAATGTTGCAACCTTACTAGGCTTATGCTTTTTAATCTCGTCAATTAGTTCATTTAGGTCAACACCGCGTTCAACGGTCTTGCGGATGACCTTTCCTTTCCACTGGCGGTTCGGAACGCCTTCTGGGTTGCCCCAGACATTGAAAAGGATTGGCTCCACAACCTCAAAGTGATCTGGGTCAAGACCCCACACCTTGAGAACGGCAGACCAATCAGCGGCTTCGTTAAGAGGTAAGCCACTCGTCGTGACCGTCCCTTCATTGCCATTCCATGTAATACCTGGCTCCCAGCCTTCTGGATGCTTTCGGGCTGGACGCTTGGTATCTGCAATCTCTGACTGGATTGCCTTTAGTTCATCAAGCTTACCCATTGCACTGGCACTCCCTTCGTCGGTGTCGAGCGACGGTGTGCCGCTTGATGGAATATCCCTTTCGCTCAAGCCAAACGCTGATTGTATTTGAGTCAATCAGCTCGTCTTTGAGCGCCTCACCAAACGCCACTCGGTCTTCTGCCGGTAGCGTCCTTTCTAGTACACCTGCGGTGCATTTTGCCCCGCGTTGCTTTGTAGATTGGAGTTTCCGCAACTCCTCAAGCGCGTTATATTCACTTCCCACTGGGTACCCTTCTGCCCTGGCTGGCAACAGCCACAGGCGCTACGTTGCCCCAATGGAGAATAGTATACAACACAAAACAGGCGGATGTCCACAATCATGTTGTGGAAAAGTGGATTAAGGAATAAACCTCAAGGCAATAGCAATGACTGCTACGATAATGGCAATAGCGGCTGCGGAGTCTGGGGCGAGCCATCGGAGAATCCCCTTGACCTGCCCGTCGGTGGCATCGCGCTTTTCAAGGCTTACCACGATCTTCTGAACGTCTTCATGGATAGTATTAACCTTGTCTTCAATGCTACTAACTCTTCGTGTCAAGTCGTCCATCTTTGCGTCCATATGTCCCCTCCAATAGGAAAGATCGGCGCCCTCGTCTTCGGAGGGTTGTGGGCTCATGGGGATTCGTGCCTTTGCCATGCCGCGTATTGTTACTGTAACAGAACAAAATGTCCACTAGTCAGCGTTCTGCGTAGATCATTTGCCCATTGGCTTGCCTAGCAAATACGCGTACAGTACGGGTATGGTTGGTGTGTACGAATCGTTCTTTACCGCGTTGAGTGGGGATGCCACGCTCCAGGGGCTACTCTCCGGCTCAAACACGGACAAGAAGGTGTACCCCATTTACCATGTCGGTAAAAGCAATTTGCCGGCGATTCGTGTTGCTGTTTTGAGCGGA